AAGTTTTAAAAGAAGAATTACTTTTAGAAGCAGAGTCTTCATCTGTAGAATCAGATGACAAGGGTAAACTTCATGAGTTACTTTTGGCAAAGTATCTTCATCCAGAACAAAGACTTCCAGAACACCATCGTTCAGAGTCAGACAATCCAGACCATGCTGGAACACCTGAACAAGTCCATAAGAAACTTCAAGACAAAATCCCTCCTGCAGCATATGAAGAGATTGATCGTCATGCAAGACAATCTGCAGAAGCATTCAAACAAAATCTAAAAGATGAAGGACATATTGGTGACCATGCACATATTGGTGATGTTCACTGGACTTCAAATGCTGACAAACCAAACAAACCTGGAGACCACGAAAAGACTACTGGTTTCAAGGATGTGAACTCTAACGCTGACTTGATTCTAACTCTGAAAGACAAAGAAGGTAAGACAGTTGGTTATCACGGCATCTCAGCCAAGTATGGTTCACAAGAGCCAAACTATCGCAATCCAGGACTTGATGCATTAGAGAAAACTGCTAAACTACCAACAGGAACTCTTGCTGCACCAATGCAACATCACAATGAAGCGATGGAGAAATTAGGATATACTGGATCTGCTGATCAGAAAAACATCCAGACTAAAATTGATGAGATGCCGATAGAAGAGATCCGTAAGAAACACGCTGAGGGTGTTGCAGCATTGGAAGCAGGTAAGAAACTATCTGGCAAAAAGAAAATCATGCATGAACACTTGGAAAAGTTTATTCAAGCACACGATGCGTTACCAGAAAAGCAACAAGAAGCATTCCGCCAAAAGGCTCGTCAAAGAGCAAAGATTGCTCGTGACTCTAATCTAGCAGCAAGAACTGAGATGACTCAATCATTTGCTCAAGGGCTATCACAGCACAAACCAGAAGATTTAGCAAACATTATTCGTCAAAATGTATCACCGAATACTCATATTCCTCATACAGTTGTGCACAGTAAAGTTAAAGAGAATGGTGATGCAGAATCAGTTATCAAACCAATGCATAGTTTAGCCGATGAACATTTATCAAGATTCAAACCAGAATCTTTATATGTTGCTCCAGGAAAAGGAACATCAGTTACGATTAAAGGTAAGGATGCTAAGACTGATAAGCCAGTAGTTGCTGCTCGCTACACAATTAAGTCCTCCTCTGGTGCTCATAAGAGTGCAGTAGGAACATTTAAACTCCAATAATCCCCTCAAGTTTGTAGGGTTATTAGTTGACAATTATTGCAATTTAGGGTATAATAGTAATATGATGCTAGGATTTAAAGATTTTTTAACTGAAGGTGCTCCTGATGAAACTCAGGGTGCTAAACTTAAACATATTACTCATGCTGAAGATCGTCCATTGTTCCACGGAGCAGAAGGATTTAAACATGCATACAATGCTCTTCATGGCGCACACTTTCATACCAAACAAGGTTTAAATAATAACAAACTGACAATGAAGTATGATGGTTCACCATCTATTGTTTATGGTCATAATCCAGAGAACAATAAATTCTTTGTTGCGTCAAAGTCAGCATTTAATAAAAACCCAAAGTTAAATTATACACCTGAAGATATCGAAAAGAATCACGGACATGCTCCAGGTCTTGTAGAAAAACTCAAAGCAGGTTTAGAACATCTACCAAAAATTGCACCAAAGAAAGGTGTATTCCAAGGTGATGTGATGTTCACCAAACCTGATCTGCAGAAAGAGGGAGACAAAACTTCTTTCACTCCAAACACTATCACCTATACTGCATCTGGTGATAAAGCAAAACAAATCAATAAGTCTCAGTTAGGTGTAGTTACTCATACAAAATATGAAGGAACTAACCTTGCTAATATGCACGCAACTGGTAATGTTTCTGAAAGCGATTTTGGGCATGATCCAGATGTTTATCATCACACTGCTTCATACGATGCCAGTGGTGCAAAATATTCAGAAGAGTCTCAAAACAAAGTGCTTGGAGAATTATCCAAAGCAAAAGACATTCATGAACGACATGGTGATAAAATGTACAATGCTATTCTTCCAGAACACAGTGGTGAGTCTGGTCATCTAGCAACTTATATTAATCATACAGTTCGTACTGGTGAAACACCTTCAACTGAAGGATTTGCCAACCATGTTTCTGGTCAGTTAAAGAAGAAGTTTGATAAGATTAAAACTCCTGCCAAGAAACAAGAGATTATCAATGATGCTGATAGACAACTAAAGCATATTGAAAAGAACAAAGAACAGTATGGTAATCTGTTAAAGATGCATGGTCATCTGCAGAATGCCAAGAATGAATTGGTCAATAGTTTAGAATCAAATGAAGGTTCTTATGCTCATGCCATAGGTGGTGTTGCATCGAAGCCAGAGGGTTTTGTTTACAATCATACTCACAATGGTGTAACAGAGCCAACCAAGTTAGTCAATCGTGCTGAGTTTGCTCGCCAGAATCTATTGAAGAATCGTTCACCAGAAACTAAGTCCGAAGATGTTCACCATACACTAGCATTTGGTCGTATGAATCCTCCAACTGCTGGACATGAGAAATTAGTTCAACATATCCATGACACTGCGGAAAAACATGGTGGTGGTCATACTCTAGTTCTATCTGGCTCACATGATACCAAAGATGGTAAGAATCCTTTAAGTCCAGAGCAAAAACTTAAACATGCACAGAATGCATTCCCTGGAACTAATATTGCAGTTGCTGACAAAGAACATCCAACTGTTTTACATCATGCATCAGAGTTACACAAACAAGGTGTTACTCATCTACACTTTGCTGGTGGAGAAGATCGCAAACCAATGGCTGAGTTGCTTCAAAAATATAATGGAGTTAAAGGTGCTCATGGTTACTACAACTTCAAAGATATCTCTTTTGAGAACGCTGGTAAGCGAGACGAAAACGCTAAGGGTGTTGAAGGTGTCTCAGGAACTAAGTTAAGAGAGTTAGCAGCATCAGGTAAGAAAGAAGAATTCCATAAACATCTATCTTCAAAAATGAAACCTGAACATAAAGATGAATTGTATAACGACCTAAGGAAAGCAATGAAATGAAGAAACTGATCGTAGTTTTAGCAGTAGTTCTATCTGGTTGCGCTATTGTATTTCCTAAGCCACACGATCCAGTTATGTTTGATCAGATCGTTTATATTCAAACTGATTTAAACAAAGCAACCTGCGCAGATCCAAAGAACTGGGATACATTATTGGATAGAGTGCATCATCTAAAGGTTTATACTAACTTTAGAAACGATCCTCAATCGCCAGCAATTGGAAGTCTAGAAGAAAGTTTATTGAAGGCATACAATAGTAAGAATGCCACCTTTTGTGAAAGTCTCCTAAAACTCAATAAAACTAGAGTCGAAGTAACTATCGATGCATGGAAGGGAAGATAATGAGCATATTAAATCAACTTAGAGAACAAGCAGGACTTGGTGGTCCAGCTGCACAACTAGCCAACGAATTACTAGTCATTAGAGATAATCTAGAGCAGGGACAATTAACACAGGAAGAATACAACTATCTTCTAAGCGAGATAGCAAATATCCGTGCTCAGCAGGAACTAGCCTCAGACGAAATCGCTTGTAGATGGATCGTAGCTGCAGCTCTAGCCCTCTCCTCGCTACCCATATAAAATAATAAAGTCCTAAATAATTAGGCAAAAACCTTTATAGATGGATCGTATGAAAGATTATAGACAATTATTAAAAGAACTTCCACCTTCAACTTTAGTCTGTGCATTCGGAGAGTTTGATCCTCCTACAGTCGGACATGAGTTACTGGTGAAGACTGTCAAACGACTATCTGAGCAAAAGCGTTCAGACCATGTCATCTTTACATCCCCATCTAAGAGTTTAACTGAAGAGAAAAAGGAACACTACCTTAATCTCATGTTCCCTAAGACTAAATTTAAGTCTTTGGAAGAAACAAAGTTTGCCCATATGGTAAACCAGTTAAACGAAAAGTATAAAAAGATTATCGTAGTGGCTGGTACAGACCAGTTAAACGAATTAAAGAAGTTAAATAATGTTGAAGTTATCACTATTACTGAAGAACCAGACAGTGATAAAACGAAGATGAAACAGGCAGCAACTAAAGGCATCTACGAAAACTTCAAAAAGAAATTACCAAGCACTATTCGTGAACTTGATGGTCGTCGTCTAATGAATGATGTTCGTGCAGGTTTAGGATTAGAAGCAGTTAAAGAACAAATTGTATTAGTTAAAGATGTGCTCCGTGAACAATATTTCCGTGGAGAGATTTTTAATGAAGGTGACTTGGTTGAATCTGGTGGTGTGCAATATACAATTGCAAAACGAGGTTCAAATCATTTACTACTAAAAGAAAAGTCAGGAGAACTTGTGTCAAAATGGATTCACGATGTGCGACTCGTAGAGAATCATACTCTAGTTACACACAATAAAGACCACAAAGAACTAACACATGGTGCAGATTTCTCTATGAAGATCGGCAAAGAACATCATGGTAAAATTAATGGTCTTCAGCATGGTGATCAGCATGAGTTTAAATGTATGGATGGTAATGAGTGGACAGTTGCTAAACAAGGCGACAATCTTCGCTTCACAGGACATAAGTTAGATACTAATATTAGTTCCAATATTGCTTTCCATATTCCAGCAGTTCACTTTAGTGGCGAGGAAGATTTAGAATCTCCAGAAACAAAACATCTGAGAGGTTTCTCAAAGATGTTAATGGATAAAGCACAAAACGATCCAACTAAATTGACACCACAAGAGAGAACTTTGTTAAGAATGATTACAAAGTCAGGTGGTGGCAATACAGAACTTACTGAAGGTGTCATTCAAAATAATGGCACAGACAAGACTGAATCAACTGGTCCTGAATCAGATAATGCACTTGCTCCAGAAAAAGCAAAGGGTCTTAAAAAAGGTTTTCTAACTTTCTATAGCACAAATAGTAAAGATAATAGCGACTTTAAAGTAGTTAAAGCAGAAGAAAAACAATTACCAGCAGACAAAGTTAAAGACAACGAATCTGATTTAGATAAACTAAATCAAATGGAAATTGTTGATACTGGTGCAGTTGGTCATAGTCTAATGAGTGGTAATCATGCAGGTGCGCATCACCTCCGTCGTCAAAAAGTTAGATTTGGTTTCAAAGAAGAAAAAGAAACTAAAGAAGCCAAAGCAGTTAAAAAATTAAAATCATTTAAAGATACTACTGGTAATGGATACCAAAATGTAGCAGGTGGATCTGGTTCAAACACTATGAGTGTTGGCACTGGTGTTGGTGCATCAGGTGGTGGTGTTACCAGCAACGAGAGTTATGAAGTCAAAGAAGAAACTAATGAACAAGCTGCAGATCGTAAGAAACAACTGAAGCGTTTTAAAGACCAAATTCTTCCATCACAAGTTCAAGATAGACCTGGAATCGGAATGGATACTAATCCTACAAACGATCCATTTTTCAAACAATAAGGAACATTTATGAAATCTTTTATAGAACACCTAAATGAATCATGCAGCTGCTGGCAAGGTTACAAGCGTAAACCTGGAAGCAAACCATGCGCTGAAGGTTCATGCATCAAAGAAGGTAAGCGTGGATTGTGGGATAACATCCATGCTAAACAAGAAAGAATCAAAAATGGTTCTGGAGAACATATGCGTAAGCCAGGAAGCAAAGGTGCTCCAACTGC